GCAATAAAGAAAGAAATTGAGCTATAAAGTACCATTTTTACTGTAACTTGTAACTTTGATGTAACTCCAGATGCGTTGGTACTCCTACTTAGTTACATGGTTACAGTAGTTACAGTAAAAATAAAAATTAGGAATATATATTATATATACACATATCTATATAGTTTTCGAGGTAGATGTAACCCGAACTGTAACCTGAGCCTCTTCAGCATATAAGTTTACAACCATCCAATTTTATGTTTACAATCATTTCATGACTACGAAAACACCATCAAAGAACGGGAAGTTCTTAGGCCGCCCTAGCAAATACGATCCTGCGTATTGCGAGCAGATCATTGAGCTTGGCAAGCTGGGCAAGTCACGTTGGGCTATCGCATCAGAGCTTGGCATCACGCCTAGCAATCTCAAAGAATGGGAAGCTGTTCACGAAGATTTTCAGACCGCCTTGGCAATTGCACGACAAGATTCGTTGGCGTACTGGGAGTCATTGGCCGAGAATCACATGATCGAGACGCCGGGTGGGCCGAAGATCAACACGGGTCTTTGGTCAAGGAGCATGGCGGCTCGGTTCCCAGAGCAGTATCGTGAGAATTCCAAGATGGAAGTCACAGGCAAAAATGATGGGCCGATTGAAGTCGATCACATGCACGACTTTACTGGGCATTTACTAACTGAGCTCTTGGCTGTGCGTCAATCAGATGCTGAGTCCGGAACTGAGTGAGCAGTTTGCGGAGAAGATTCGCAAAGGGCCTGATCTCAACAAACTACCCCCTGAACACAAAGCGGCTACCTTAGCTCGCCTTAAGTGGTTGATTGCAGCCAATAGGCACCAAGTACCTCCTTCAGGCGATTGGTGGGATATCTGGCTTCTGCTTGCTGGGCGTGGCGCAGGCAAGACTCGGTGCGCAGCTGAGTGGGTGTGGTGGGAAGCATGGACCAACCCTAATACAAGATCTTTAGTCTCAGCTCCGACATCCGGTGATGTGCGTGATGTTTGCTTTGAGGGAGACTCAGGTCTGCTGAATGTGATCCCAAACATCCTCATCAAGTCCTATACGAAGTCTTTGCACGAATTAACTCTTACAAACGGGTCGATCATCAAAGGCATTCCGGCATCTGAGCCTGATCGATTCCGCGGACCTCAGTTCCATCGCGGTTGGCTCGATGAGTTGGCTGCATGGGATTACCTTGATGATGCATGGGACATGCTGCAGTTTGGTATGCGATTAGGCCAGCACCCACGGCTGATATGTACCACAACGCCTAAGCCAAAGCCTCTAGTTATTGATCTGGTGGCACGCGATGGCAAGGATGTGGTGTACACCACGGCTAGTACCTACGACAACATCCAGAACCTCGCCCCAACGTTCCAAAAACAAATTCTCCAATACGAAGGCACAAAGCTAGGGCGCCAAGAGATCTACGCCGAGATCATTGACCCTGAAGAAGCCGGTATCGTTAAACGTAATTGGTTTAAGCTTTGGCCTGCAGATAAAGCTCTACCCCGCTTTGAGTATGTAGTTCAGTCTTACGACTGCGCCACGTCAGATAAGACAAAGAACGACCCGACTGCGTGTGTGGTGCTTGGCATCTTTAAGCCGAATGCAGATAAGCCGCTTAGTGCTATGGTCATTGACTGTTGGCAGGAGTATCTGCAGTACCCTGACCTGCGACCTAAAGTCGTGGAGGAGTCTAAGTCGATTTACGGAGATGATAACGAGTTTGGAAGCGGGAAGAAGGTCGACCTCGTACTTATCGAAGATAAGTCAGCCGGCATCAGCTTAATCCAAGATCTGCAACGTGCTCAGGTACCTGTGCGAAGCTATAACCCGGGCATGGCCGATAAGACGCAGCGTCTTAATATCATAGCACCCATCATCAAGCGGGGTCGTGTCTACGTACCTGAGTCTTCCAAAAAGGAAGGCTATCCTCGTGATTGGGTTGAGCCTTTGATCAGCCAGCTCTGCTCTTTCCCCGAGGTACGACACGATGACTTGGTTGATGCAACGACTCAAGCCCTAAGAATTTTACGGGATATGGGATTCTTAGACATCGATCCGGTATACAATGACGAGAGTCAGTACATTGATGAAACACGACCTAAGAGGGTGAACCCTTATGCCGCCTGAGGTAGATCAAGACTTAGCCAAGCTATACGCTGCTATGATGGCCGAGCAAACGCCGCCTACGTATGACGATGGCGCAAGTCTCTTACAACGCAACCCCGCAATGATGGATGTCGGACTATTTGGCAAACCAAAGCCTAAGCCGGTTGCGCCGCCTGTTGACATTCAAAGGCGTAAGCTGTTTGGGCTGAGTGAAACTCCTACAGCGCCTGTGCCTGCCCCAATGCCTATGCAGCCTCCTGCAATGTCGCCTGTGTATAAAGCACTTACTACGCCAATGACAAGGCGTGATTTCCTAGAGCATACAGCCCGGGCTGCAGGCAACATGGCGCTACGTGGCGCGTTACCTGAGCTCGGTGCTTTGGCTGAGACTCAAGCGCCTTTAACCGAAGCTGCCAAAGCTGTAGGCAAAACAGTTGCAGATCCGCATGCGGCAATATGGAACGCGCTAAGAGAAACAATGCAAGAACGCGTGTCTGATAGTGCGCTTGATGAAATGATTGGCGTTGGGTATTCAAGACTACGTGACGCGATTGGTGATGCTAATCTACCAAAAGATATGTTGCAAGAACATGATGCTACGTATGATAAGCTAGACCAGCTTGATAACCTCGATTACGAGGGCAATGAAGATATAGAAGAGCATTATACGGACGCGTATGAGAGTTTGCAAGGCCACTTAAATGATCTTGTAGAGCACATGCCTAGAAGCCATGTATTGTCCGCAATGGAAGAAATAGGCTTTGACACCAATGCCGGTGATATCGCTGAAATACTGCATTCACAAGGATTTAAGCCTAAGCAAATTCATGACTTCTTGGATGAGAATCATCCTGGGTACGATGAAGATGTCATCAACGATGTACTCCAAGATTTAGAAAGCTAATCATGGCAGCCATGTATGATCAGCTAGGTAACTACATAGGCGATGATGGCGCAGGCGCACCGCCTATAGATGAGATGCGTGCAGCACTGGCTCTTAAGAGAAATAAGAGATCGCCATTGCCTGCAGCTGTTGCAAATATGCAAAAGATCTCGCCTGAGCTACAAGCACTTATGGCCATTGACGCTAAGCCTGTAACGTTGGATGATATATACGCAAGGCTCACAACGCCTAAAGCTACGCCTCTCTCACGTACTCAGCAATTCGAACGAGACATGACCGAGCTGCCTAAGCAATTTGCAGATGTGGAGAACGTCCTTTTTGGCGGGCCTACAAGAGCTGCTGTATTGCAGCCTTGGGAAGCGTTACTAAAGTCTGCGTATAAGATGCCCGGCATTATGTATCGTGAGAAAGTTGCCAAGGATCCGCAATCATTGCGTGAAGCTGCGCAAATGCGTAAAGATTTAGAGGCTTCAACTTTTGAAGGTGGGATGTTCCCAACTCAGCCTTTGCAAACTCAAGGTGGGCAAGACTTTGCATCTAACTTTGGCAAGGCACTTGATACGTTTAAGGTACCGTCTGCTTGGCCTATGGTGCCATCACCTACACGACCAATGCTGACAGGCTCTGATATTAGAGCCATGAAAGGCAACGTACAGAATGTTGCCCGCCAAGTTGGTGATATACCTATTGACTATCGCAACGCGCAATCTGGCTTTACTCGTATGGACCCAGTCACAGGTAAGCCAACTGTAGGCGCCAAGGCACAAGCGCTTATGGATGATTGGGCTAACGTATTGCAGCGCCGCCAAGAGGTAACAGGCACGCCAACCTTCGGTGGCATTGCACCTGAGACTAACATGTACGCCGTGCGGCCTGATAAGGGCACAAGGATAGTACAGCCTACGCGAACTGAGGAAACGTCGGCGCATCCGTTTTACATGGACCCAATCACGAATGTTATTTCAGAAGTTTCCACGGTTGCAGAGTTAGACAATAGGAGATTGTTGAATAGGTATACCGACTTGGATTCACATCGGTTGCCTTCACAGCGTGGTTCGGCATTACCTGCCTCAGTAAAAGGGCAGATCAACAATTACATTGCTGGGCGTCTTCAAGAGATGTACCCAGACGTCCCTGTAAGGCAAGGTGAAGGTGGAGATGATGCGTTGCATGCAGCATTCCAAATTGGCAATAAGCCAACCATACGCGAGCAAAAGCTATTAGGCATGTATGAGGATTTCTTTAAGACTGATGAGGGCAAAGCCGCAATAGAGCAATCAGGTGGTATGTTGGTGCCTCCATCTGTACATGCAAAACGACACGCAGCTGCCTCTAACTGGTTGAATAGCACGTTTAAAAATTATTTAGATACTCGATTAGGTACTGCCGCGGACCCACTATTGCAAAAAGCAAGACAAGGCGTTACGCTTACACCGGCATCAACGTTAGAAGGATTTGCTGAATCAAGATCAGATACCGCTCGCACAAATAGAATATCGGGTGGTTTTTCTGAAGTAGGCGAATTCATGCCAGAGTTTCATGCGGTTGGTGATAGGCTAGATGTTGTTAACGCTGAGCTTAATGAGCTTGATGCTCGCAAAGCGCAAATTGAAGCAAATTTGCCCCCCGAATCTGTAATGCGCCCAAATGGGCCAGACGCGCCCGGACTTTCATTTAATGATGTCATTCCTGGGTATAATGATTTCATGCGTGAATACAACGCCAAAGTTGCTGAGCGCAATAAGCTTCGCAAAGATATGGCCAACTTGCGTATTGCTCAAGATTACGAAACCCTTGCAGATTCTTCCGTAAAGCCAAGATTTGTGAGCAGCATATTAAACGAATTGCCGGGGCAGGAAAAGCCGTTCTACCCATCACTTACTAAAGCCCCACCTAGTTCTATTGCCTTTGAGTTGAAGAAAGGCCCATTGGGCGCGTTAGGTATTGATGATATGGTGAGTAGCTTTTATAACGACGTTCTTACAGGTAAGATACCTGTTGAGAAGTTAAAAGGCTTAACGGTTGATAAGTATGTTCAACAGCATTTTGATAAGCGCCGACTTAGAGAAATAGAAGAAGAAAAAGCTGCGCAAACATTTCTTACCAATGTTAATACTGTTCTACAAGAACGAGTACAACAGGTGCCGTTGGATATGCATTTCTACAATACAGCTGTTATTGAGTTTGATGCCAATACACCAAGAGAGCAAGCATACAGAGACTTGGCAGCCGATACTACAATTCTTGACCATTGTGTTACCGAAGGTGGATCCGCGGGAGATACTAAAAAGCATTTTCTTACTGGTAAGCAGCAAAGACATGAGCCCCTAATTGACATCACAACAGGCGAGCGCAACCCTAACGCAATTGAAGGTAAACAAACTTCAACATACACTGAAGAACTCTATAATAATGGCGTAAAATTAGCCAGTGTACGAGATAGCACAACTGGGTACCCTGCTGCTACAATACGTCTGCAACGTGCATCTGCACCTGGGAAATACAATGTAAGTTGGGTTAATGGCTATCGCAATGGCGCTATTGACCGCGCATACAGTGAAGGCATTGCTGCGTATTTAAATTCTAAAGCAGATATAATCGTAGGCTCAGGCTCTGATATGCAAAGACATGCCGGTGTGTATGATACGCAGATGCCTGCAGATATGCGAACACTAAGTCAAAGAGTACAAGGCATGAGTCCTGCTGACGTTAGAAGCTTGGATTTTGACTTTGTAGAGCTGCCTCGTTTTGTAACGCAAAAACAATTCAATGAGATTGTTGCAGGGGCGATGGACGATACACCATCTGCACCCGCCGCGCAGCCTAGATTTAACGTTGAGTCCACAGCTGATATGCGCCGCCGTCTAACTCCTGGGCAATTGGATGATGCAAATGAGCTGCATACTGAAATCATGGGCCAGTTAGAGCAGGTTGTATATGACGCTATACAAAGAAATGAGAGCCCACTTTCTGCGCAACGCGACTTTTTACAATCATTCCGTGATGACCCAGTATATTATGCAGGTGAGCTAGACCCGGATGTCATTGAGTATGCGCTACGCTTTATAGAAGAACAGAACCCAGATATTGCACCGCAGGATACGCAAACAGCGCTTAATAATCTTGAGTACGCGCCTTCACAGCAACTGGCACAACGTCAACGCGGCTATAGCACACAATCGCTTGAAACTATGCGCAATAGTTTTAATGCTGAGCAATTGAATACGGCAAATCGATTGCTTGAAGAGATAGCTGAAGCTATGGAATCCGAACGTATTGATGCTGAAGCGCAAGATCGCGACTCCCTTTTTGCGCAACGCGAGTTTTTAGATTCATTACGCAACGAGGACAGAGCTGCGTATTTTGGAAATGAAAACCCTGCAATAATAGAGTATGTACTTGGTACTATAGATCAGTTGCGACCAGAGCTTACTGTGCCTGACGCCATGCCTGCTGCAGTGCGAACTCGTCTTACAGAACTTGATGCTGAGTATAGTCGCGTAATTGATGACATAGATGAGTATGTTGCTTTAGAAGAGCAAGGCGAGCCTATAGATGCACAAGCGCTAGATGATTTGCGTGAACGAGCAGCGCAAATTAGACAATCGCGTAGTGAATTACGTAATCAGTTACCGCAGCCACCTGCTGAAGTGCGACTACCCCCTGAGGATCTTGGCCTATTTGAGCCTGACCCTACGCACCCTGCCAATATGCCTGTTGCTTCAACACAAGCACGACGTGCGCCACTTTCTGCAGAAGATTACGCGCAAGAGATCGCTGCTTTAAATCAGCAATATCGCGTGCTTCAAAGTAATTATGACAACTTGCAACGTGACATGCTGCCATATATAAGACTTGAGAATGCTGGCACTATAACTCCTGAGCAGGCACAATACTTAGAATCTATACGTGACGCAGTTGACGTTGTTTTGCGTACGTCAAGAGATGTAGAAGCGCAAATAGGCACAGTAGGGCGCCAACAGCAAGCGCAACGGCCCGCAGACTTCTACACGCAAGAGCTTGCGCGCCTAAATGCGCGGTATGATGCCCTTACTTCTGATGTTACAGAGTGGAATCGTCAAATGTTACCTTACATTAGGCGTGAGAACGATGGCACTATAACGCCTGAGCAGTTACGGGATTTAGAAGGCTTGCGTGATGAGTATGAGGGTACTGTGCGTGCGCTACAAGATACGCAACAGCAAATTGCTGAAGCTGCAAGACAGCAACAAGCAGCAATGGAAATGCAACACCCTGCACAGCGCAACGCAGTTACGCCTAACATAAGCAATTTATCAGATGCTGAATTATCGCAACGTCTGTCCATTGAGCAATCAACGCAAGCACAAAATGTATTTGCGCAAATTGTGCGCAATGCACGTGATTCCAATATTACGCTCACGCCAGAACTGATTGATAGCGTTAGCAATTGGTCATTTAACGCACAAGAATTGGCGCCTGAGCAAAGAGAGTTTTTACAGCGCTTGCTCACACGACATATTCAACGTGAGCGTGGCGTTGG